TGCACCAACAACTAATATGTTACCGTCGTATTGGGATAAAGCGACGGAGTGTCCAAACCCCCCTTGTTGCGATACTTCGGAACCTCTCTGTGTCCACCCATTACCAGAACTATTTTTAGTGAATACTCTCGCGTAACCTGATATATTAGATACAGATCCAAACCATGTCCCGGGAGCACCTATAGCTACCATATCTGCATTATCCGTTCCGTCGAGAGATCTACCAAAATCTTCACTTGGATCGGTAGTAAATAAAGTGAACTTCTCTATTTCAATGAATTCAAATTCTCCTGTAATCCAGTTATCGGTTTTTCTTTTTGTAAATACAATCGCAAAATATGTATACATGTTACTTATTGTAAGATTACCTGTAATAGGCTCACCAGAATATAGGTTCGTATTTGTAAAATTACCTAAAGAATCCCAATTAGAATCGTCATTACTTCCTAATATAGTGAAGGTATCGGGATTCATGAAATCAGTACCACCCGAAGTCATTGTGAATGCAACGGGTTGAGCTGAAGTTGATAACTGCATTTTTATCCATTCACCGGATACACCCCCTAGACTACTAGAACCAACGTATGTACCAGCAACCCATGTACCACTATAACCACTAGGTTGATTATGTGGATAAACGGTAGATGGATATGAATCAGTTGACCAAGCACTACCAGCGGTAAACGCTTCAAATGCTTGTCCATTATTTATAGATGCAGATGTTGTATACGTTATACCACCAAGTGTTTGACTGGAGCTATTTAATGTACCACCCGATGGATAAAACTGGGATCCAGAACGGCTTGGATCACCTTGAATTGTGTGTTCGTGGTACCAAAGTTTTGATGTTTCGTTATAAACGTATACGTTACACAAATTATTTAGTGGTTCACCTGTAAACATTCTTTGAATTATATCCTTTTTACCCCTCGATAATTTGGATGCGGTAGGTACCCACCATCTTAAAGCATGTGATTGATTTACTTCAGTTATATATAGTGGATCCGATACCTTTGTATTATTTGTATTACTATTATTACCAGAACCTGACATTATACTATAGTTTACTTATATTATATTCAATATAATTTATCTAGTTTCTTTGCCAATTTGCCCCTAATACTTTAATCTCAGCAATTTCTACATTTCTCGTTGACTCTTTGGTAAGAGTAATATTAGTTACATTTGATCCATCACCGTGAAAATAAGTCGAATGTGTATTTCCAGATACAGATAATTCGTGTTGAGGGTTGGTATTTGAAATACCTACGTTACCACCCCCGTTCCAATATATATCATTAACTGACGTTGTCCAAGGACTCGAACCTGTACCACCACCAAACGTTTGTGTAACTCCGTTAATTCTGAAACTACTACCAGTTGACATGTTAATATCACCCTTGACATCTAACGTGTATTGAGGATTTGTTAGGTTAATACCTACGTTACCACCCCCGTTCCAATATACATCATTAACTGACGTTGTCCAAGGACTCGAACCTGTACCACCTGATACAGTAGCCCATTCTGGTGCTGTTTTATTTGCGTTTAATCTAAGAAATTGACCACCTGTTGCCGCTGAATTACTTAAAATACTTATAATATTGGTCGATGATCCGTATATAATATCACCGGTACTACAACCACCAAGACCCGTACCTCCTCTATTGACTGGTTGTGTTTCTCCTTCTAAAGTACCAATACGGGATGCGTTACTCGTCAAATCGGTTTCTAAAGTACCAATTCGTATAACATTAGCTGCCAAATTCGATTCTAAATTACCAATTCGTATAACATTAGCTGCCAAATTCGATTCTAAATTACCTATTCGTGTAACATTAGCTGCCAAATTCGATTCTAAATTACCTATTCGTGTAACATTACTCACCAAATCTACACTTAAAGCGACACCCGTGAGTTTTGTACCATCACCATAAAATTCACTAGCGTATACGTTTGTTCCCGCAACGATATTACCAATTGTTTCTAATGATGTTGCAATGTTTGTTAAATTAATTTTGTGTGTTGAACCTGTGCCGTTATCTGTTACTGTTTGGAGGGTTCCTACAGCGCTTCCACCCATCTGTACATTTGATAAGAGACCACCATCACCTATAAAGAAATGCCCAGACGAAACAAATATATTACTACTAGATTCTATCGTTCTTGTTACATTTTCGAGTTCAATTTTATTTGATGTTTTTGATCCATTATCTGTAACATCCTGAAGAGTTAAGCTACTGGAACTTTTATATTTCTGTACAGAACGACTTGTTGAACACGAAGGCATTATTATAATTACATATCATTATTTATTTCTAAATTAATAGTAATAATGTCTTTAGAAGTAGTAACTTATGCGAATAAATCGTCGGGTATGTTCGAAGAACTTGTAAATAACGAACAAGGTGTTAAAGTAAAAGTTCTTGGTATGGGTAAGAAATGGAATGGATACATTGATAAATCTATTGGTCTACTTAAATACATGGAAACAAAAAAAGACGACGATATAATTATTTTTGTAGATGGGTTTGATACAAAAATAAATAAAGATATTTCAAACGTTAAGAGTCTTTTTGAGAGTTACGATTGTAAAATACTCGTATCAAAAGATCCTCGACTTATGAATAAACTTGGTGAAATATTTGTTTTTGGTAATTGTAATGATGGTGACGTAGCAAATGCTGGTATGTACATGGGTTATGTCAAAAACCTTAAAATTGTATTAAAAGAGTCTATACAAATGAAATGTGTAGATGATCAGGTTAATTTAAATACTTTATGTAAAAAATATAATTTCATAAAAGTTGATGATAAAGAACTAATTTTTAAGAATTTTAGTCCTTTAGATAAAGAAGAAAGTGTAAACGCTACATTTATTTCTTTTCCAGCTAGTGCAAATGAAAGTAGATGGTTGAGAATGTTCACAGAATATAACCAATTTTATTACATTTACATTTTGCTTGTAAATATCGCTTTACTCGCACTCTTTCCCAAAAAACAAAATTATTTATTGGGTTCACTGTTACTTTTTACTACCTTTTACGTGTTTTATGCCGATAAAAGCTGTACAACTGATTAAAATACACAATAAAAACAATACTAAATCTTCTACAGATGTTTCGTACCCTAATATAGGTATTCTAAACATGCGATAATCTTTGTAGTGACAAGCGGTTTTTTCACCTCTATTCACTACCTTTTCCGTAATTTTATCATATACTTTGTTACATTTTCTGTTATACCTATTCGTACTAATTTCACCACCCATTTCATATTTCTCATCTGTCCAAAACGAATTTTTATCATCTATTTTTTTATTCATATTTCTCATCGCCGTTGTTTGTACATCATAATGAAAAGAATGTTTATAGTTTATTATTTTTTCTGCACCTTCGCGTGTAATGAAATATGCAGCGGTCGAACCAGATAATAAATAAGGATTACCGCCCTCTTTAGGACATACACCATCACAATGTAAACTTAAATAATCACAATCTATATATTGGAGTTTCTTTTTCAAGTGAATAATGTTAGTAAATAATGGAAACGCATCGTCTTCCATTATTAAAGCAACGTCGTATGGATCATTGTCTAAAAAATATTTAAGTGCCTGTATATGACTATACGTACACCCAATAGCAGATCTAGGCTTTAATATAGGTGCTGTTTGAACAAAATGTTTTTGTAATTCACTCTTATCAATATCTTCAAATCTATACCCACTAATACGAATTGGGTATATCTCAACCTCATTAAGTTTCTTTTCTTGAACATCGTATCGTTTCTTTTGAGAATCTAAATTTATAACGTACGTATTAAAGTCCATTTATTTATAATAATATTTTTTTATTTACCAAATAAAATACCAGCCATACCATTTTCAATTCTGAGAACGTTATAGTTTACTGCATAAACAACACATCGTTCGTTTTTTGTCTGTACGTTTCGCAAAATAATATTACATTTGTTTATTTTACTAAAATTACACGTTCCTGATGGTTCATATTTTGATGCGTCTAAACAAAAATGATACGCGTAATACTTTGTATTATCGGGTTTGTTACTAAATATGTTAAAATCTGATATACCGAGTGAAGATTTTGTATAATTTTGGATGGTATGAAAAAATTGTGGACTCATGTTTTCTATGGTAGTTACACCATTCATTTGGATGTCTCCGGTATCGAAAGATATATCGGGTCCAAAAAATATTGATTTTACGGGATGGTTAAATTTAGATAAATCTAAATCAACAAAGCCTTTATTTATGGGCTGTTCTATTCTTTGTGTTTGTGTTATTAGAAAATCCATTTTTTGTGACGCAAAACGTTTTCTTTCTTGTGCGTCTACATATATATAATTCGCGTAAGTTTTAAAAGTGTTTGTGCTCTGTTTTTTAAACGATATTCGTATTTCTATTTGATGGTAGTGTAAAGATACGAGAGGAAAGAAAAGTTTTTTTGCACAGAAAAATAAAGGTAAAGCTATAAAAGTGGAACACGTAGTGTATTTTTTTGATTCTGTATCGACGAGGTAATTTTTCCATACGTCATTTACAAAATCAAAAGGTTGCGAATCTATGATTTGACCACCTATATATAAATCAAATGTCGCGCCTTCAAACGTGTTTAAAAGATCTTTACCTTCGAACCATATTGCATTAACTATGTCACCGTTTTTAGGTAAAACTATGGAACAGTTTGTCGTGTCAATATCTTTTATAAATTTAGAAACTTGTGCAAAATTTGTATGTCTATTATATTTTATATTAAAAAGAGACATACCATTTTCGTTGGAAGTCAAATAAATGTCTTGTGAACCTTTTGCTGCGAGTTGTACGAGTGCACCAGACATTTATGAAATTATGACATTATAAAAATAAACATTTTCCGCTTATTAATTTTTTATCGCTGTTTTCTGTGTTATTGTTTCGCGTGTTTGGTATTTTAAAACCACCTTGTCTATATACTTTTAATCGTTTGCTATACATGGCGTGACATATAGACCACTGATCAAAAATATCATAAATATGTGGATTATTTTTTTTACCGTGCGTCTCTCTCATTATTCTTCCGATTGACTGGACTATATCCGATTTGGGTGTTGTTAGAATAACCGTATCAAGAGTTGGTATATCGAGACCTTCGTGTGCCTGACTAAAAGTTGCGAATATGATTTTCTTTTTACTCGACTGTTTTAAATCTTCTTCTTTCATACCACCCATGTATAAACCAGACGTTGTTTTAAAACACTGGTGTAAAACTTCACAGTGGTGTCTTCTGTCTGTTAAAACAAGAATTTGTCTCGTTGTTTTACATAAATCTTTTATGAGTTTTGTTATTACGGTATTTCTTTCTCTGTTTTCTGTGAGTTCTGTAATCATAGTCGCGAGTGATAATTTACCCTGACGAGTACAAGGTGGTGGGTCACTGAATCTGTGACACGTAAATTCGATTGGAAAAACTTCAACCTGATCCTGATTTTCACGTTCTACGACAAAAAAAGTTGGTCCCATAAACCAATGAAGAACTTTTGTAAGACCGTCTTTACGAGTTGGTGTTGCAGATAATCCGAATATATGTTTTGGACATAGTTTAAAAAGGGATTGTGAAAATACTTTGGCACATATATGATGTGCTTCATCAACAATGAGTGTCCCGATTGTATCGAAATCGTTAAATGAGTATTCTTTTAAAGATAATGATTGAAGCATGGCGATTATAAAATCACAATCTGTTTCTTTTTTATTTTGTTGGACTATTCCTATAGATGCACCGGGACAAAATTGTTGGATTCGTTCTTTCCATTGATTTGCTAAAAATTCTTTATGGACAACAATCATTGTTTTGTAACCTAATTTACACGCTATCGCCAAAGCAACGGTTGTTTTGCCAAAGCCACAAGGAAGTGAGAGAACACCGTGTCCTGCTTTAAGTGCCGCTGACATAGCAGCGTTTTGATGTGTTTCGTCACGTAGTTTTCCATTAAATTTGGTTGATATTTTAATTGGTTCGGGTCGACGATCTTCTTTCGGTGGTCCTATTTTATCTTCGCCATAAAATCTTGGTACACACAATCCCGATTTCGCCTTTCTAAATACCTTAAAAGGTGGTGGTGGAAATCCAAATTCTGTATTTACTACGGCACGAACAGTAAGTTCCTTTTTTATTTCCTGTGTTTCGTTAGTTATATAACCAGAACGCGTGAGACTCATTTACTATTATTAATTTTTAAACTTTATATACTTCAATACCCATGAATATCCACTATGTTCGTGAGCATTCCAAACTCCATTGAATTGGATTTCGGTGAGAACTGTATCACCTCTTTTCAGTGATTGAACGGGTGTATCTCCATCAACATTACACATAACACGTCGATATCTAAATGGGATTTTTACTTTTAAAACGTTACCGTCGAGTGGATCATCGAGTTTATCCGGAAATAAAATACTACCCGTTCTATGTTCGTGTAATTCTCTTATGTAGTGACTAACTTTTTCTGGTAAATTGATTCTTAAGTATTTCTTATCGTTATAGTCGTACATAGGTTCATATATAGTTGCTTCGACAGGTAATACCATTTTAATTATTATTGGTTTTAAAACTATAAGTATTTTTTTGTAAGTAATATTAAGATGGTATATTACTAACATTTTTTATCTATACCCAAAAGTCGTATTTTTTGTTCAAATTCTCTGCGTTCACCGATAGATTCAATTGGTGTACCGTTTGCAATAGCTTCAATTTCCGGTCCTGATAACTGGATCGCATTCATTCTAAAATCCATAAATGCTTTCATGGTAATCGGTACCAGTGGTTGTACAAATTCATAAATAGCTTCGGCATAATCCCTAATTTCTTTTTGTGCGCCGAGTTCCATTCTGAGACGAAGGTAATGCATGAGATTATGTAAATCTATTTTCCAATAAAATTCGGTATATGTCGATTGGGTAAGTGTACCTCTTGCCTGTTCTCTACATACTCCATCATCGAGTAGGTATTTGTATATTTCATATGAATTATCAAAGTGTTTATTTAACGTATTTTCACGATCAGTGTTAATATCAATTTCACCTTCCGACCCTTGGTGGTTTACTTTTGACTGACCACGTAAAATTTCGGGTTTATAATATTGTTCTGGAACTATGGAATATCGAGCTGAATATTCATTCACACTTGCCATTCTATGACGCATGTGTTGACGAGCAATATATATAGGCATTTTGATATGAAACTTGAATTCAACCATTTCGAATGGTGTGTTGTGCCAATGACGCATTAAATATCTAATAAGACCCGCATCACCTCTCGATGTTGTCGTACCTTCTCCGTAAGAAACCCGAGCGGCTTGAACAATCGATGCATCAAGATTTTCCCTCGGCATATAATCCACAAGTCTAACAAAACCATGATCGAGTACTTTTTTCTCCATTTATTGTAACTACGATCACAATCTTTAAGATGTTATCCGAGAGTGATATTCGTAAAAAAATTACCCAACTTCGTAAAAGTGAAGGTAAAATATACGCGCCACCCAAATATTTCAGGGGGCTTTCTTCCTTGAAAGAAGTTGAAACGCGGTATAAAAAAATGTTAAAAAAGAATTATAGACCATTTAAAACCGATAAAAAGGCTGAAACGAGAACGTCGAGTTATACGTCGAAGTTCCGTAAAAGGTACCCGGGTGTAACGAAACTGAAAGATATATCCAAAGTGACAGGTATACCGTTAAAAACTTTAAAAACAGTGTACGATCGTGGGTTAGCCGCATGGCGAACGGGACACAGACCGGGTGCGAGTCCACAGGCATGGGCGTATGCGCGCGTACACAGTTTTGT